AGAATTATATAATAAAAATTTATAATTAATAGTCCCATTGTGGAATGTGTAATAAAATATATTAAAAGATTGGAGAGAATGATTATGAAGAAAACTATTGATTTATTGAATGAAGTTGTTGCAATGGGATTTAGTAGAGAAAGAGCATTATCTGATATTGATACGAGTTTAGATTTAGCAATTGGATTTGAAAATAGAGAACCATTAATACATGAAACTATTTCTGATAAATTATACGAAGATATTTTAGAAGGTTTTGTTCAAGAAAAGGAAATGGATCAAAATGTCTAAGAAAATATGTGTTGTTTGTGGGAAAGTGTTTGATGGAAAATGTAATGCAAGATTTTGTTCAGAAGAATGCAGGAATACTCCTATCTATACCGATGAATTTAATAATCAAAAATTTGGGGAATTAATCATTGAAAAATCTTATAGAAAAGCAGGAAAAATATATTCTATATGTAAATGTTCATGTGGAAATATACGTACAATAAGATTTGATGATTTACAATCAGGGGCTACGGTTTCCTGTGGACATAAAGCTCAAGAACAAATGAATAAGTCAAAATCTCTTGATTTGGCGGGGAAAGTAAATAAATATGGATGTATAGCAATAAAACGATTAGAGAAAAAGAATAAAAGTCTTAGTTATTTATGGTTATGTAAATGTCCTGCTTGTGGAAAAGAATTTAGTGTGTCTGCTTCAGCATTTCCTTCTAAACAATCTTGTGGATGTTTAAGGCATGAATTTAATAAGATAATTATGAAAAAAGCAAATAATGTTCAAAAACAATTTTATTTGAACGATACGTCTGTAATATCAATATCAAATAATAAGTTACCTAAAAATAATAAATCTGGAATTAAAGGCGTATATCAAAATAGTCGAAATCAAAAATGGGTAGCTCTTATTGAATTTCAAAAAAAGAAGTATTTTTTAGGAGAATATAAAAATATTGAAGATGCTGCAAAAGCACGTAAAGATGCAGAGGACGCAATGTTTGGAGATTTTTTAAAATGGTTTAAAGAAACATATCCTGAAAGATGGGAGAAATTAAACAAGAATAGAAAGATGAAAGAATAGTTTCAAGAGATAGGAGATTGAAATTTATGAGACAGTTTGAATGTGTAGCGGATAAGAAAATATATACAGAAAGTCAGTTACGACAATTGTTCCAGTTTAAAGTTGTTCATGGATATGATAATAAATTTGAGAATTGGATCAATGAAGAAATCCAGAATGGTTATTTAAGACTCCTCACTGATATGGAAATTGTAAATAACCATATTAAGAAATATAACAGTAGTAAAAGAAGATGAAACCTAAGTTTATTATGGAAGGAGAATATCATTATGAATAATTTTTTATTAACATATTCTGTTCCAGATCCAAATGGAATGGGTAGAATAAACATGTACAAATGGTTTGAAAATGAAGATGAACTTCATAGTTTTGTAATAGAGAAAAAGAACTTATATCAAAATGGTTTTATAATTAATGAAGCAATGGAAATTTTAGAAGAACGTCAGATTTTTTCTGGTGGAAATTTACCAAAAAGAGATTGAAATTTAACTTTTATCTGGGAAAATCGTAGTATGAATTTGAGGTGATATTATGAGTAGTACAGCAATATGTATTAAAAATTATAATGGTGTTGGATTTTTAAAAAATGATACGGATAAAACAAAAGAAGTACATATTAAAACAGGAGATTATATTGAATGGGACAATCAAGGTTATTTGTGGTTTAGGAATGTTTGCTTTGGACACATGGACGCTTATCCTGGTCAATATTTTAAATTTTAATAAAATGACGGTTTCAAGATAAGATTGGTGATTTAAATGTATAAAAATATGTCAGAGCTACTAGAAGAAAAAGAAAATAACGGTTGGAAATTAGAGAAGTTTGAAATAAAACAAGATAATTTCAGAGCAATATTAGATGGTATTATGCCAGGGACATATATTAGATTAACACACAA